CGCCGAAGCGGGAGAAAGGAGGTAGACAGATGAATATCAGCATACCTACTAGTATGTATCTAGGTAGATACTACCCATGCTATCGGAGTGAGGATGATCCCACTTCCGCTTTTGATGCATGGCTTGGGGCCCCTGCTCGTTCATCCTCGGTAGAAGTACCGAGTTACTTCAAGGAAGTTCCGAGAGGTAAAGGTAACGACCTATGCCATATTAAGTTGACGTCATTAGACGTCAGAACTCGTGGCAGTAATCAAATTATTCTAACTTCCGACGCTTGCGTTATTGCAGGTGAGAAAGCTCGAATTGGTTACATTAGACCGTTACTAACTGGCGATAAGGGAGTGTATATCCGTTCCCAGATTACTACTAATAGCAGATCAACGTCATATTGGACGATGATTACTGTGTATAGTAGTGCTGGATCAGGTACCTCTCTTACTAGACCTTATGGATATCTGAGCTTTGAATGGATCGTCAAGAAAGACGGTTCCAAACAAGCTTCGATATTAGCTGACAAGGGAAAATGTTTCGACTTGCCAGACAGAGATCTTATTATCGCCCGCATACCTGCGCTAATCGACTTATATTACCTGGGTACGTCGGTTGACTATGCAATGTGTCGCTTGCTATTAGATGCAAGCCAACAGGCTATGTCAGACGTACGAGTTAATAAGCCTACTAGCTCATTTAAGGCTAGTGAATTAGCGTCGTGTTATGCAACCCTTCCTTCTAGCTCCTTGTCGGACTACTTGATTCTGGACGAATGGAATCTAATTCGTTCAGGATATTCGACAAAGCCGTATGCAGCCTATCACTTACAGGCGCTACGGCAGGAAGCTTACCTTGACGCATTGGATCACGTTCCGTTATTAAACGAAAATAGCGTGTCTAATGTCGTAGAACTTGTTGGCTTTATTAAGTCGCTAGTTCTAGATCACAAGGTAGAGATACCGAAGTCGTTAAATAGTGCTTGGTTAGCTTATCGCTACACCTATTGTACTACAAAAGCCGATGCTAAACAAGCTATCGACTTTGTCCACCGTCACGTGGATAACGACTTTCTTCGGAAAGGTTTCTCGTGTTACGGATCTGCATCTAGAAATCTCTATGGTGTTGATCTCGTAATGAAATGTCGCCTCAGCATGAAGCAGAAAGAGCTATCCATTTTGGATAACATCTGGACAGCATTGTACAGATATGGGCTCTCGCCCTCTTTCTACATGATATGGGATCTAGTTCCATACTCTTTCATTGTTGATTGGTTTATACCAGTTGGTGACATCTTAAGTGGGTATGACAAAACCCGCATGTACGACAGGACTTATGATATATCCGATATTTGGTATTCCCTTCAGTATAAAACTGGGGAATCCGGAAATATCTCTGCGTACACCCGTTGGACAGCAAGTAGTCCGCCGGAGTTCCAAGGTTACTATTCCTTTGAAAACAAAGGAACGACAGCCCATAAGGTAATAGGGTATCGTATACTTGATACGTTATCACTTGCCTTTAGGTAGCACCAAGACCGGAAGGGGATCCTTCCGGTAGGAAGGAGAACATTATGGCACTTACAGGTACCAAAACATCCTCTTTTGGATTCACCAATGCGTCAGATTCGACAAACAAGGTGACGGCGAAGAGCTTAGGCTTGACGTCAAACTACTCCCTAACAGCTGATAATGCTGATGTTGCGACTCTTAATAATAAGACCGCACCAGTTGATGCTGAAGAGATTGTCTCATTTAGGAGTAGAGATATTGGGAATGTGAATACATCCCTCAATATCCAGTACCCATCTAAGGTAACGTCCGGAATTGAATATAGTTTGAGAATAGAGGATACTCTATCTACAACTGATTCTTCCGATGCTGACTTTAGGGTTGATGAACCTATCGTCTGCACTGTCACATTCCGTCATCCCAAATCGGGAAATATTGGAAGTGAACAGGTTGCTACTGTATTCGTCAGAGCTATTTCGGCATTAATGAAGGCCGATGGCTCTTGGCGTTTCGATGATCTCATGAGATCAGCAGAAAGACCAGTAGTTGACTAACCTTAGCAACTCATGTATTCCGAACATCGGAGAAAGGAGAGATTTATGTATACTTATACAGATCTCGAGGTTATGTCAGTGAAAGATGTGACCCTGGTGGCATCCAAGGATGCAACCAAAATGAGTAAGGATGCAAAGAACTATGTTGCAAAGAATACTTTGTCATATTACATCCTGATCAACACCTGGCTATTACTTATTAAGTCTATAGCCGGACACGCTTGGACCTTTATTGCTGAACTTATCAGAAAGGATGGATTAATACCAACCATTGATAAATTGCAAAAGGAAGCAAAAGCGCTAGTCGACGGTAGTTCCGTCAATGAAGTAGTGAGAGTACTCTTCGCACATGCGAACGGTAACTTAAATAGCTCCATTTATGATGAGCTAAATATCACTAAAGACGCTACTGTTGCTGTTTTGTTCTTGCTTAGATATCCTAAGCGTTTTTCTCCGAATTGCAATGACGTAATTCAACGAAATACAATGTTGGATTTTATTGCAACTGAGAATAGGACAAAGCAACTATGCCGGAAGGAGTATTCATATTTTGTTGTGCAGCGCGTTCGTGACTGCATATCAAATATGTACCCTTGGGATGAAATATCCAATGAGATTGAACATCTCGATCCAGGGGATCTCCTTTTTTCGAACGGTGTAGGACAAGATTCTAAATCGTCACTAGGATCTAAATTATGTGCTATAGCAAAGGGAAATCACTGTGAAGACTTCTTTATGAAGCCATTCGGAGTGAACATGATTCCAATACCTTATGATAAGGTAGATGGAAAAAGGTTTTCAAAACCTATCCCTGTCCCGAAGTCATATAAAGCTTCGAGAATTATAGCCCCGGAAGATACCTACCGCCAAGCTTTAAGCAAAAGGGTAGAATACATATTCAGGAGCGTAGACCGCGCCTTAGCGCGGTACGACAACACAGGTAATTTAGACCTCAATGCGAGTGTCGTGCCTGCAATGTTTTTGGAAGATCAAGGGGTCAACCAAAGGTTAGCTGAAACCGGATCACAATTCGGTTCATATGCAACATTGGATGCCTCTCATGCCTCGGATATGATTTCCAAGGTACTCTTCCGCTCGGTCTTTCCGAGTCGCTTCGTTTCTGATATTGAGCCTCTGCTAGATGAGTATCTACTCATCGACGGCAAATTAAGGCCAATGCAGATGCTTAGTACATCAGGTCATAGTCTGACTTTCAGACTTGAAACCATAGTGTACAAAGCTATTGCTTTGTCAGCAGCAGAATTCCAAGATACTCTTACGGGTAAAACGGAAGCTTTTGCTTGGGCGTACGGTGATGATGTAATAGTCAACACTGACGCTGCGGAGCTAGCAATGCAATGGTATGCTCTTCTAGGATTGAAGATTAACGAAGATAAATCGTTCTTCTCTAGAGAGCACTTATACAGAGAGAGCTGTGGGAAGGAATACTACAAGGGCATCGATATGTCAACTGTAGCTTTTCCGCGTTTCCCAATAGTTGGTGCTATTTCTGATAGCGGAGTTATCCTTAATAAGGACACACATAATGATGAATATCGTGGGAAGCTGGATAACAGCTTGACGATGCTCATCTCGCTACAGCAGAAACTCTTCCCTTATTCGAGGGAAGCATCAACTTTTGTTCTCGACGTACTGAAGGCAGCTGATAGGAAGTTGACTACTTCCTTACCCGGCATGCCAAGCACCGACCCGTGGGGGTATATCGATACTGGACGTCCAGTAACTCCCATTGCTTACAGGATAGAGGATTACTCTTTAAGAGACCTATTAGGTCGATCTTTTGTGGAGTATTATGAGCTTAAAAAGAACTTTCTCATGCTACCTGATTTAGTATCAGTGCGAGCATGTGAAAAGCTTGATAAGCTTCCCCTCTCTCAGGCCAGCTGTGAGGAATTGTTACGATTGTACTCTCAGATAGCTAAACATAGCTGTCCTAAAGTAGTATATCGTAGCAAAGGTGTTGTAGATGACTTCCGTATTAGAGTTTTTGAGCTGTACAAATATCAGCACTTTCTCCAGTACGGTCCCTCTTACGATTCTGAATTAGATCGATTATTAGGAGTGTCATCAAAGCCAATGTCCATCGCTGAGTTCTACGGCGAGAAGCAATTGGTTATGTCGTACGTCATTAGTTAATGACTACGATTCGCATTATTTATAATGCGGGGATTTTAGGGTAGAGTAAGTCCTCTGGC